CAGATACGACTCATCGTTTTTAATTGCAAGCTTCATACCTCCGGCGGTGTTGTTGGATATTCCGTGCAACAGCCCCGGCGTTCCCGCCGTTTGCCAGTAATTCGCTACAGTCCGCTGAACATGGTCTATATCCGCCGTAGTTCCGCTTTTTTCGAAGTTGAAGGAATCCATATCAAACGGAGAAAGCGCAAGCCCTACATTTAAGCCAAGTGCGCCCGCTATCTGCCTATAATACTTTTCCACCAAATCATAACCGATAAGCGGGTTTCCGTCTGCATCTGTCGGCACCTTGCCGGTAATCATTTTGTAATTATCCATGTCAGCGGAAACCTCAGCTCTGCTTTCCGAGTCGGCAATCTTATATAGTTGCGGCATAACCGCCGCAAAGGGCGGCACCGAGTATTCGACAATGCTGGCGTCTGCCTTTAAGCAAATAGAAATCTCCGACGGAACCTCCTGCCACTTCTCCTTATCCTTTTTATAGGCGGCAAACATACCTTCAAACTGTTTTGGGTATTTCCACAAATCCTCTTCCTTGATTTTGCTCATATCGATTTTATAAAGAAATACCCCGTCCTGTACAAAGGCAAGCTTGCAGATGTCGGGGTTTATCTTTTGCAAGAATGACGTTTGCTTATCAAACCACCGAACCCCGTAATAGATGCCTTCCCGCAATACAGAAGTTAAAATAATCCGCATCATGTCGGGAAGGTTCATGGTTTCAAGCGAGCTTGCGGCCTTGAAATAATTCCGTCTGAATGAATCTATGTTTGACTCCTTCCCGCTCTCGTCCTCAACTCCTTCAAACTGCACCGGCGATATAACATACTTCCAAAGCAGCATACTTGAATAAAAAACAATCAGCCGCTGATAGTGCATTGAGGAAAGAAACATATACATGGAAGCGTTGCGAAGGTTCTTTTCGTTTGCCGAGGGGTTTTGCAGCCAATCTACAATTTGCTGCTTGGAATACTTAGAAAACACCTCCGAACCGCCGGAGGTCCCTTGCTTTGTATTAAACAGCATTTGGCGCGTAAGTTCCTTTGCAAAAAACATCTTAAAGCCGTCGTCCTTAATAACGTCGGCATAAGATTTATCAATCTTTTCCGCTCTTTCTAAATTTTTTATAGACATGCAGTCAACCTCCTTACTTAATTTTTGGCGGCGTAAATTTCATAACAAAGCCGCCACCTGTCCGCTTTGCCCTTTCTATGTTCTGCTCGTGTTCAATTTGCTTTGAAACAAAAATGTTGTAGGATAGCGAGCTGTACCTGTCCTTTCTCATCCCGGACTTCTCTTTGACCTTAATCACATTGCCCTTTATCTCATGCTCTAAATTAATAAGCTCATTAACCAAAAGCGATGTGTGGACATACGGTAGCTGTAAATTGATTTTATCGGCGGGGCTTAGCTTGTTGTAACCCGTCAAGTCCGCCAAAGTTTCTTCCATATCAAAGTCGGGAATGAGCAGCTTAATCTGCCCCTGCTTGAAAACCTCGCGCAGGATAACGGCACAGCGGGAGTTGAAATCCGCACTTCCCTGTATCGCCCAGATAACCTTCGGAGCGTTCTTAACCAAGCACCTTTTGGCTATGTCTTCATTGTTACAGCATGACAATGCGGGATATGTCTCTCCGGCCAGCGGGTCGTAAATGTCCGCCAGAAGCGCGTCTACGACGCCTAAACCCAAGCCCTTGCAGTCAATTACTAGATGGTCGCATTCAAAGTCATTAAAAAGGCGCCTGATTTGAAGCGCCTGTGCGTCGGTTCTTAACCCCTCATTGTTTTCCGTGTAAACGATATTGTTTATACATTTGCCGCTGCTTGTTCTAAAGACTTGATTGATAAATATAGAGGTAGCGTCGTTCTTGTGTTTTGACGACGCCATAAGCGCAATGTCAACGGAAAGTATTCTTATCTCCCCAACTTGCCTCTGGGGTATTTGCAGTTTCTTATCGCTTAGCTTGATGCCCGCCGTTATAGGATAAAACGGATATTTAAGTTGTCTGTTGTTCTCTATCTCGCTAAAGTTAAATAGCCCGCCGTCACCTTGTCCGAAATACAGCGCTTCCATTTCCATTTGGAATGAAACCGAGTTGAAGTTGCTTTCAAGCATATCGTCTTCGACGCGCTCTCTGTCGAGCAAGTTTTCCATTATTGCAAGCTGATACGGCATTGAGCAGCAAAAATGATTGCCGCCCGGAAACATATTGTTTACAAAGTCTTTGACAAGCTCGTAAGACCAATGGCTTTCATACCAGCAAGAGCTTGCATAAACCGCCTTTGTCCTTTCCGTCGGATAGTTTGCGTACTCGGGCTTATCTAAAAACCCCGGATGCCGTGGCGATGTTAGAAACTTTTTCAAGATGGTATCCACGACTGTTTTGCAAACCATTCTAAACTCATCGACAATAAGTATGGTTGCTCTGTTACCTCTTGCGGACTCGCCCGAAGTAACCACTGCTATCCTTGAATCATTTTTAAAGCGGATAAACACTTCATACTGACTGACCTTAATGTTTTTGATTTCCTCCCGCAAATTCTGCGAGTCAGTCATCAGTATTCCTTGTATTTTCTCAATAACCTCGGCGGCCTGCCGTCTTGTTCTTGACGCTACGCAAATGCGCGTGCCAGGATACAGTATGGAATGTACTACGCAAAAGATGGCGATAAGGAATGTTTTACCTCCGCCACGGCTTGCTAAGTAAATCGTGTTCGGAAACCTGAACATCATGCACAGGATTATTTGCTGAAACCGCTTGAGCCTAAGCCCTAAATAGTCTTTTGCAAACCTGTGCGGATTCGCCCGATAAAACGAGCACCACACATCAACGCCGTCCAAAAGAAGGTCGAGTTTTTCTTGCTTGACCTCGCTTTCTGTTTTTTTATTGTTAACCATACCGCCACCTACCTATCGTCATCGGTTTGAGGCGGCGCAACCGTATATTTTTCAACTTCGGAACGATACGCTTCTTCATTAGGATTCTTTATCTTTGCAAGGTTAGCTAGGTGTCCTAAAAACCATGTATTGATATATTTGTTAATTCCGTCAACATCCTTCCACTCCTCGGCAGGCTTGCTTACCGGTCTTTCGCTTTCAAGTTTCTTAATCAGCATCCCGAATGTTTCCTGCCCACCGCTTTCGATAGCGCTTCTATTCGGCTTCAAGTCTGCGGTCTTGAGTAAGTCCTGAAATGTTTTCATGGCTTTTTCAATCTCTTTAACGTCACGAATGCCTTGCTGTGTAACCTGAATAGTCAGTTGTGCTACGCATATTGCCTTAAACAATTCCTCTTGCGCCTTCGAGTTGCATTCATATCTTGAAGTCCAATCATCGTATTGCTCTTGCAAAAAGGAATAATCCTCATTGCTGTATCCATTCCCAAAAAACCTTATTGTTTCCGGTGATGCCTTGTATGTATCGTTGAGCGCTTCTGCAATAAGCGCTACCGGCTTAGCACGGTTTTCGGCAATAGTATCAAGATAGGTTTTTCCCGCCGCCTTAAACTGAACCATATTCAGCTTTGACGGATATAATAAAACACGGCTCACTGCGGCTTCCTTGCCGGTTGCCTGAACGATTGAGTCGTTATAGTACCAGTCAAACATCCGACACCAATGCTCTATTGCAAGCTCAACGGAACCGTTGTAAAAGCCGAGCAATTTTTTATATTGCCCGTCTACGCACGTGCGGCACATATTCGTATATCCACCGTTGCCCTTAAAAAGCGGCGAAGCACTTACAAGAAAGTTATTCTTCCGAGAATTATAAACCACCCCGCAGCACGAACACTTGTATGCTTCTTTAATTGTATTGCCGCCTTTTTGGGGCGGGCTTTCTTTCTTTTTATTCATAAAAATCTCCTATTTCGTCAAAATCCGTAATTTTATATTTTTCAACCCGTCAAATATCCGTATATTCCGCTTGACAAGAACGCTTAAAATCCGTATAATGCTATTGTGAGGTGATAATATGTTAAAAAGAAAATTCATGGATACACTTGTCGAATGGAAGAATAGCAAAGAAAAAAAATGCTTACTTGTAAAAGGTGCCCGGCAGGTTGGAA